GGCTCAGATTATCGTAACCGCGCTTATCTCTGTCTTTGGTGCGGTTATGGGTTCCACAGGCTTTTGGGCTTTTATGCAAAAAAGGTCTGAAAAAGAATACAAAGAAAAAGAAAAAGACAGTGCCAGCAATCGGATGCTCAGGGGTCTTGGCCATGTAAAAATCATGGAACGAGGACTTAAGTTCATTGAACGGGGTTGGATTACAAAAGACGAGTATGAGGATTTGTATGTATATTTATACGAACCTTATACCGAACTTGGCGGAAACGGCTCTGCGAAAAAGATTATGGACGAAGTAAAAAAGCTTCCGATCAGACCTGCTGGCTATAAAGAAAGGACTTGATATTTATGAATCTGGTTCTGCCTGATAAGGTGTATGACATTCTCAAGTGGATTGCCATGGTTGTTCTGCCTGCGATTGGTACTTTGTATTTTGCACTGGCGGGCATCTGGGGTTTTCCGTTTGGCGAAGAGGTTGTTGGAACCATCACGGCGGTTGACACCTTCCTGGGTGTCGTCCTCGGTGTTTCGACCACTCAATACAACAAAACGAAAATTTATACTCCCGAAAAGAAGAGTTAAAATTTTTGGGAGGAACGAAGAGGCGCCATTTCAGCAGGCCCTCTTCGTTTTTCTCCTGGACTTCGCGAAATTTGCATGGTGCTTTATGAAAAGGAGGTGACTTATAGATGTCAAAAATTAGAGAGATCGCTAACGAGTGCGGACTTACCGGGCTGAAAAGGGTCGTGTTTTATATCGCGGCACCGTTTGTTATGGTGGTAAGTTATATGGCTGGTTACATCCGAGGAATTATCGACGGCATCAAAAAACACCACTAAGCGAACGGGGATTAGGGCCTAATAGGCCCTTTTCCTTTTTTCTTTTTTTCGCGATATTTTCATCCCCCTTTATGAAAGGATGGTGTTCGAAATGAACCAAAATGAATCTACCAGAGAAAAGCTCTTTAAGATTGACAGAGAGATCAAGGAGATGCTTGACGCGATCTGTGTTATGGAAATCTTGTATCCTTCCGTTGAGAACTTACTCAAGGAGGAAGACAAAAAGAACTACGCGAATTTGAAAGACAAGACCATCTCCCTGATGGCTGTCAGAAAGGCAATCGGAGATTTATATTTTATGGCAACTGGAGAAATCATCGTCCCGTGTTGGGAAAAGTAAAAAGAGCGAGGGTCCCTGAGAAATCAGGGACTCTTTTTCTTTTGAAGTCCAAAATTTCCCCGGGTGGAATTTTCTGAAAAATGCGCGAAAATTACACGCCATGTTATGAACCGAATAACTACGTGTGAAAGGAGTTATAAAATGGACGAAATGGTTATTCAGTCTTTGTTTACCAGAAAGCTTGTGTCTATGATAATTGGACGAGCAATCAAGAAGAAAACCGGGAAAGACGTTAAGGTCGATCTCGGAAATTTCACGATGAAGATCTCGGACAAGACGGCGACACTGCATCTGGAAACGGACATTGAGATGACTACGGACGAATTGAGATCGTTAGTGATGTCGGTTATGTAAGAGTTTAAGGGATCGCAGGGTCCCTTATCTCTTTTATATTTTTAAGGAGGTTTTAATATGCCAAATAATCATGTCGTTTTGATTCTTTGCTTTCTTGGATGCTTCTTTATTTCCCTTGGAATTGGAGTAGCCATCGGGGTTTATTTTACAAACAAACGTCATAAAAAGATCGGAAGAATCAATATTGACCATTCAGACAATGGAAACACTTTTCTTTTCCTTGAAATTGATCAGGGATACGCTTCTTATATCCGTCCAGGTAACACTGTTTTGCTCGATATTACAGAAAAGAATTATTTGGATGATACGCCGAATTAACAAGTTCTATTATGGATACCAAACCAAATTTTGAAAGGAGAAAACCACAATGGATCAAATCATGAAAAAGCTTAAGGACAACGTAAGTGAAGGTCTTGATAACGTTATGGCCATCACTCCGGCAAGTGACGAGAAGAAAAAGGAGGTTGAGTCGGTTGATATTCTGATGAAGCAACTGGTCGAACAGCAAAAGATCGAGCTTGAAAAAGAAAAGATGAAAATCGAAGAAAAGAAAGCGAAAAAACAAATGCTGATCGGCTGGGGTCAGATCGGATTGCAGCTTACTTTGCAGGTCCTTATGATCGCATCGGTAACTTACTGGCAGAAGAGCGGTCAGAAGTTTGAAGTAGATGGTTACGAACGCAGCCCTTACTTGAAAGGATTGATCAATAGGATGATTCCTAGGATCTGGTAAGGATCGGAGAGTGAAAGTTCTTGGATTTTGCAAGGGCTTTCACTTTTTTTTCGAAAGGAGAACAGTATGGCAAAATCTAATCAACTTCTATTTCTCGTCGATTTATATTTCGGAACTGGGATTAAAGCAGAAGCTGTTTACGATGAGATCAAAAAGTATTGTGACAAAACTTCCAATATAATAATAGAAAACCTTAACGGAAGCGGCTATGCGACTCTTAAGATCTCTAGAACCAGAACCGTTTTTTAGTTTTCTAGTTAATCCTTGCGATATTACTTGGGACACAGAGATCATAGATCTTTCTGCTAAAAGCAAAGCAGAAGCACTTAAAACAGTAAAGAATTATATTCCAAAATATGGGGTTTTTGGGACTAACGAGGACGAGACATATACTTGTGGTTGCTCTATCTAATCTACGCGAAAAATGCATGATATTTAATGAAGAAAGGAGACGATTGTATGATCGGATTTATTAAGAAACATATTCGGAATATTCTTTTGGTGGCTAGTTGCGTAGCATATATTGTAATGATGTGCACACTACCCTACCCTGGAATTCCGGCTATTGGACTGATATTTACGGTTCCAATGTTCTTCTACGACGAGGACGAGCCCTGAATGGGCTTTTCCTTTTTCCTTCGCGAAAACCGCATATTATATTACGAAGTATAGAAAGGAGATGCTTGTTCTATGAAGTACAAACATATTGAAGCAGCTAGAGAAGCGAGACTTTGGATTGGGCAGATCATCGTGCCGACATTTACACTGTTGGCGACGACCATGGCTATTCCGGAGGTTCGTAGCGCGGTTGCCGCAAAGGTAAAAGAGTTCGTGGATAAGCGAAAAAAGAAAGACTAAAGAGTTTAAGGGATCGCAAGGTCCCTTATCTCTTTTATATTTTGAAAGGAGTATACTTATGAGTCTAACATCAAATGTCCTAAACGCATTTAAGAAAGAGTCTCCGATGATCCTTGGAATCCTTGGAGCAGCAGGAGTTGTGGTTACAGCAGTATCTGTTGCAAACGCTGCGCCAAAAGCCACAGCAAAGCTCGACGAGCTCAAAGAAAAAGCTGCCGAAAATGCCGAAGAAGTCAAAACGATCGACAAAGTTAAAGTGCTTGCTCCCGTTTATGCACCAAGCATTGCAATCGGCGCGGCAACCGTTGCTTGCATTATTGGATCAACGGTCCTTAACAATAAGCAGCGTATGGCGTTGACCAGTGCTTATGTTATGCTCGATCAAGGCTACAAGCAGTACAAAGACAAAGTAGACGAGTTCTTTGGAGTTGGTTCCGCAAAGCAAATCGACCATGAACTCACCAAAGAAAAACTCGAGAAAGCTCCAGAACCGTTTGATGGGGATACTTGCATCTTCTATGAAAAGCATCAGGACAAGTTCTTTGAACGGAGTATGCTCGAGGTTCAAGATGCGATGTATCATCTGAATCGTAAGCTTGCTCAGGACGGTGAGGTAAGTCTTAACGATCTTTTCGATCTTTTGAATCTCGATCGAAAAGAAGAGGGAGACGTTCTTGGTTGGAGTTCGTATCTCTTGAGTGAGAAGAATCCACTTACTTGGATTGACTATGAGCTCGACCTTGTAAAAACCGACGACGGAATGGAATGCTATGAAATCGTTCTAATTACAGAGCCGACCGCAGACTATTACGTTCCGTTTTGATATTTACAAATAGTAAAGGAGAAATGAATTATGAAACTCGTCAAAGTTGATCCGTCCGTCGTTAAGGTTGCTCGCCATGAAAAGTATGGGAATTTTAACATCCTCACTGATTTCATCGAAAGCGGAAATGAATGCTGCGAGGTCGTCGATTTTCCTCAGAAAAATGCAATAAACTGTGCTGCTAGTTTGCTCAAATCTGCAAAGCACTTCCGTTTGGATCATACGGTTAAGGTGACTTATCGTGGCAATCGGGTGTTCCTTCTGAGAGTTCATGACTGATGCGCGAAAAAAGCATGATATTTAATGAAGAAAGGAGAGTGAGTTCTAATGAAACTCGACAAATGGAATCTTATCGCTTTGGCAGGTACGGCTATTGTATTGATTGGTAATCTGATGAAGAGCCAAGCAAATGATGCCCAGCTTGACAAAAAGATGAGAAACATCGCGGAGGAAGTTTATAATTCACACGATTCTGACGATGAGGAGGAGGCCTAAAGAGGCTTCCTCTTTATTTTTTTAGGAGGTGATACTACGGTCACAGCTCAAAGAAAAGAATCTGTTATTGAGTGGATTCATGAGTTCGTTTATGATAATTTGTTTGAGCCTAACGCACACTGGCCAAAAGAGGAATTTGATCGTAAATCCTCTGAGCGCTGGGCAGCAAACGAAATCATCGAAAGAATAGAAAACTCTGATGAGGACCCAGCTTTGGTTGTTTTATATTTTTGGGCTGAGATGGAAGACTATGCAAGCAAAGATGAGATCTCAAAAGAAAACGCAAAAAACTTCAGATATGCTGCTGATATTGCGTACGAAATCGGCGGCATGCTTGTGTAAGGAGAACCTATTATGAAACTGTCAGTCGACTCAGTGAAAGAAATCGCAAAAACTGTACTCAAAACAGCAGAAGACCATTCTTCGGAAATTCTCATCGCAATTGGAATCGGTGGCATGGCAACAAGCGCTGTGTTAGCCGTTACTGCAACTCCGAAAGCACTTAAGAAAATCGAAGCAGATGAAGCAAAAACAAAGAAAGAAGTGATTAAGTCCTGCTGGAAGTTTTATATTCCGTCTTTAGCGGTTTTTGTTGGTTCCGCAGCTTGTATAATCGGAGCAGAGCGAATTAATCTGCAAAAGAATGCCGCTTTGGCTACGGCTTATACCCTGACAGACACATTTGCAAAAGAGTATAAAGAAGTCGTGAACGATACGGTCACCGATAAGCAGAATGCGGAAATCCGAGAGAAAGTTGCAAAGAATCGAATGAAGGATCACCCACTTATTAAGGAAGATATTCCAACAGAGGATGGGTCTGCGATCTTCTACGAGCCGTATTCGAATAGATACTTCCCGTCTAGCATGGCAAGGATGCAGAAGATCGACAATGAGCTCAATCGACTTCTGATTGACGAGAATTATATTTCGTTGAATGACTTCTACTACAAAGCAGGACTTCCGACATGTAGGCTTGGAGATCAGTTAGGATGGGACTATGGAAAAGGAGTCGTGCATTTCCGTTATACTCCGGCTTTGAGTGAAGAGATTGACGACGCGGGGAATCAAATTCCTGTTCTGTCCATTGATTTCACTGTAGACCCATCTCCTCTGTGGTAACAAGTACGCGAAAATTGCATGATATTTAATGAAGGGGGAAACCCTAAACTAATATTGGAGGTATATTACAATGGAAGAGAACATGACTATGAACGAGATGCAGAATCAGGCTGTTGATGCTGTTGAGGAGGTTCAGAAGGCTGCTGGCCCGAACGCTACGGGTGCGATTCTTCTGCTGGGTGCCGGCATTGCTATCGGCTTCGGCGTGAAGAAATTCATCGACTGGCGCAAGGCCAAGAAGGCTTCTGCTTCTAAGGAGGAGACGTCTGAGCCCATCGAGGGTGAAGTCATCGACGAAAAGTAAGACCTCGGGTAAATTAGGTTAGACCCGGAAAGGAACGAGTCTCAGAGAAATCTGGGGCTCTTCCTTTTTATTTTTATAAGAGGTGAGCTAACATGAGTTTTCATGATATTTTGGTAAAACTCATTAATCGGTTCTTTAGATGCTCTGCCTATCTTGAAGATCTTTCCAAGAAGAAAACGAAGAGGTGATATTTTGGACGAAGCAAAGAAGATTCCGGCAAAAGTTTCTCCTAAGCCAGAAGAGAAAGAGAAGAAGCCGGAGCCAAAGAAGGTAACCACAGGAGACGTCTCCATTCAAAAGAAAAGCATTGGGCAAAAGCTGGCACAAACCTTTGTCCCTGGCGATCTTAAGAGCGTCGCAAAATGGGCTTGGAAAGAGATCGCGGTCCCCATGGTAAAAAGAACCCTTGACGAATTGATATCTCAAGGCGTTCACATGATGCTCTATCCTGGTGACACTTCGACCAGAAGAGATCGTCGTCCTGGTGATATTCAGGCAAGTTTTGATTATGGAAGACAGTATCGCTCAAGATCAAGAGATTCAGACCGTCCTAGATCTACTTCCAGATGGGCCGAAGACTTCGAGCTCGATAGAATCAAGTTTACCAGCAGAACCGACGCTGATATGGTTTTGAGGTCTATGGATGACCAGCTTGCAGACTATCCGTTTGTAAGGGTTTCCGATTTCTACGAGTACGCTGGCGTTACGACAGATAATTATCAGCTTCCGAATTGGGGCTGGACGAGTCTTCGTGATGCAACCGTAGAAAGAAACTTTGACGGGACCTATTACATTCGTTTCCCCCGTCCTATGCCGATTGATTAAAGAAAGGATTGATATTTTATGAAAAACGAATTGATGACAAAAATCACGCAAAATATTGGCAAAGTTAAACTGAATCTTAAAAAGGTGAGTCCTGAAATCTGCCTTGTTGCTGGTATCGGTCTTGGGGTTGCCGCAACCGTTACTGCCTGCATGGCGACTTTGAAAGTGAACGATGTCGTGGAAGAGGCCAAGGATACCGTCGAGAAGATCCATGAGTCCGCAGAGAATGGTGCGAATCCTGCTGGGATTCCTTATTCTGAAGAGGACAAAAATCGGGATCTCGTGATCGTTTATACTAAGACTGCGGTTAAGTTCCTGCGTTTGTATGGTCCTTCGATCATTCTTGGTGGCGCTAGTATCGCTTGCTTGATCGGTGGGCACAACATTCTTCAGAAGCGTAATGTGGCACTTGCTGCAACCTGCACGGCTGTTAAGAAGGCGTTTGCCGAGTATCGTAAGCGTGTTGTCGATCGGTATGGCGAGGACGTTGATAACGAACTGCACTATGGCTTTAAGAAGAAGACTATCACCGAAACTGTTACGGACGAAGACGGTAACGAGAAACAGGTCGAAAAAGAAGTCGTCGTAAAAGAGGACAAGTCTACTTCTCCTTATTCCTTCATGTTTGATGCGGTTAGCCGTGAATGGCAGAAGGATGCTCAGTACAATCTGATGTTTTTGAAGCGTGTTCAGAATATGGCAAACGATCGTCTTCGTGCTAATGGATATTTGTTTATGAACGATATCCTGTACATGCTGGATTTGCCTCAGACGAAATCCGGTCAAGTTGTCGGTTGGGTGTATGACGAGAACAATCCGAGTTTGAATAACTTTGTTGATTTGGGTCTTAGCCACTACATCAAGATGCGTCCTCAGGATTTGGATCGGGATCTCGAAATCAACTTCAACGTTGATGGTGATGTCTTTGATGCGTTTGAGTCCTACGACACCACCCACTAAGGAGTGATATTTTCTATGAAACTTGAAACAATTGCTGCATTTGGTATTGGAGTGGCCCTTGGCGGGGCCATCTCCTTTCTGTTTTGCAAAAAGTGGGCAGATTCCGAAATCGAGAAGGCATACGAGAAAATAAAAGCCGATTTTCAGAAGCCTCAGGTCATTAACTACTTCCAAGGGAAAACCAAGGATGGTGAAAAAGAGGAAAAAACTGAAGAAAAGCCTAAAGTAACAAAAGAGGAGGTCGATACTTATATGAAAAAAGTGCAAGACCTTGGATATTCTAATTATGAAGACGAGGATGATCCCTCTGACGAAGAGATCGAGCCTGTTGCATATGAGCTTAACGGAGATCCTGACGCAATTCCTGTGATTATTCCTCCCGATGAATTTGGCGATGAGGAAACCTACGCGCAGATCAGTCTTGTTTACTATACGGATGGAATCCTTGCAGATGACACGGATCACGTGTTTGGAAACCGTACAGATATTCCTAGAGACTTTGAAGATCATTTTGGAGAGTATGAGGACGATGCCGTCTATGTTCGAAACGATCGTCTTCGTATCTATTACGAAATCCTTCGAAGTCTTAAAAGCTATGAGGAACTGCTCGAGCAGCGTCCTTACTTGAGAGAGGAGAACGATGATAGTTGACGAAAGCCCAAGCGAATCAGGAATACTTCTACTGGATGCTTGGCAAAGTTTGTGTCGGACAAGAGTATAAAGAAGATGACTACCACGAGCTTCTTTTATATTTATATGGGGAAGAATTCAAATGGGAACATCCGATGGACTCAAACCGTGCAACTGATGGAGAAGACTTGCGGTATCAGTTCGGAAGAGAGAACGGCTATAGTGACGCAATGATTTCGGCTCTTCTGGACGACAGGCCGTGTAGTATTCTTGAGATGATGGCTGCTTTGGCTATTCGATGCGAATTCCAGTATGCCTCCAATCCAGAAATAGGAGATCGGACTGGAGTTTGGTTTTGGCAAATGATCGACAGTCTTGGCCTTACGAGGATGCAGGATCCGTATTTTGATGTAGAAGAGGTACAAGATATTCTCGATACCTTTCAAGATCGTCGATATGAGCCAAACGGTCAAGGTGGCCTTTTTACTTTAAGGCATCCAAAAGTAGATATGAGAACCGTCGATATTTGGTATCAGATGTGCTATTATTTGAACGAAAATCTGTAAAGGAGTTCACCATGAACGAAATCTTTAAATACGCGTTTAATTCGATTGATCGTCACGAAGATGCTATTCAGAAGCTTATTCGATCCAATCGTAGCATGAAGTTTCTGATTTTCTGCTTGGCGGGTTATACTTTCTATCAGGCTATGAAGATGAATGACTTGTCTTTTGATATGACGCAGATGAAAAAACGTGAGAAAGATCGAATGGAAGAAGAAGCTGAGAGTAGCTACATCTAATCTTCCATTGATATTTTGTAGGAAAGGAGGTTCTTTATTGCGTGGTCGATTTTATGATTATCTCCACTAAAGCCAAGGATGGAAAACTCGAGGTCCGTCCAAAGTTTATTATCAAGAAATCAAAAGACTTGATGATACGTGGTGGAGATTTCTATGCGATATGGTTGGAGGAGAAAGGAATCTGGTCACAAGAAGAGGACGACGCTCTAGATCTTATCGACCAAGAACTAAAGGCCTTCAAAAAAGAAAAAGAGAAAACCTTTGAAGGGGTTATTGATGTCGCTTACATCAGAGATGCGGAAAGTGGACTCATTGATAAATGGCATAAGTATTGTCAAAAGCAAATGCGAGACAACTACCATATGCTTGACGAGAAATTGATATTTGCCAATGACCCGATTAAGAAGTCCGATTATGCTAGCAAAAGACTTTCTTATCCGCTAATCCCTTGCGCAATCCCAAACTATGAGAAACTGATCTCTACTTTATATTCTCCGAGCGAAAGGAGAAAGATTGAGTGGGCGATCGGAGCAATCATTACTGGAGATTCTAAAAAGATTCAGAAGTTTCTAGTTCTCTACGGCGCCATGGGAACTGGTAAATCGACGATTCTTAACATCATCCAGCAGCTCTTTGATGGATATTATAGTGTATTTGATGCGAAAGCTTTGGGAAGCTCGAATAATGTATTTGCACTTGAGGCTTTTAAATCAAATCCCCTTGTGGCCATTCAACACGATGGAGACCTTTCAAAAATCGAGGATAATACCAGATTAAATTCTTTGGTGTCTCATGAGCTTATGACTGTGAACGAGAAATTTAAATCGACATATGCCAATCGGTTTAAGTGCTTTCTGTTCATGGGAACCAATAAGCCCGTTAAGATCACAGACGCAAAATCTGGGCTTATTCGAAGACTAATTGATGTTTCTCCTAGTGGCGAAAAGCTTTCGATTTCAGAATACAGGGATTGTGTTCAGGGTATCCCTTTTGAACTTGGTGGGATTGCTTGCCATTGCAGAGACGTCTACTTGGAAGATCCCAATCTTTATGACGACTATATTCCGGTTTCCATGCTTGGTGCTTCTAACGACTTCTATAACTTTGTTCTTGACTCCTATTATATTTTCAAAAAAGACGACGGAACAACTGCTTCTATCGCCTGGGAGATGTATAAGCAGTATAACGATTCTGCTAGAGTTCAGTATCCTTATTCTTATCGGATATTTAAAGAAGAGCTTAAAAACTACTTCAGAGAGTATCACGATGAAGCAGACAACGATGCAGGAAAGATCAAGAGCTTTTATAATGGGTTTAGGGCAGAGAAGTTCGAGATAGAACCCATTGAAAAGAAAGAAGAAGAAAAGAAGCCTGGATGGATTGAGCTTAAAGAACAAAGCAGTATCTTTGATGATATTTGCAAAGATTACCCTGCTCAATACGCAAATCAGAATGAAACTCCGAATAAAGCCTGGGATGACGTTACAACTACACTAAAAGACCTGGATACTTCGAAGCTTCATTATGTCAAAGTTCCCGAGAATCACATCGTCATTGACTTTGATATTCGTGGGAGTGATGGCGAAAAGAGCTTTGAAGAAAACTTAAAGCAGGCAGAGAAATGGCCGAAGACTTATGCAGAGCTCTCTAAGTCTGGAAAAGGTATTCACCTTCATTATATCTACACTGGCGATCCAAGTAAATTAAGTAGAGTTTACGATGACCAGATTGAAGTGAAAGTCTTTACTGGAAAGAGTGCACTGCGTCGGAAGCTTACAAAATGTAATGATATTTCGATCTCGACCATTTCTTCTGGTTTGCCGCTGAAAGGAGATGACAAAGTGGTAGACTGGGAAGGAATCCAAAACGAAAAGATGCTCAGAACGATGATTAAGAAAAACCTTCGCAAAGAGTATCATGCAGCGACCAAGCCAAGTGTTGATTATATTTACGACCTCTTGGAAGACGCCTATAAACGAGGGATTCCTTATGACGTGAGCGATATGAGAGGAGCCATCGTAGCGTTCGCAGCTCAAAGCACCAATCAAGCGGACTACTGCCTTAAACTCGTTGGAAAAATGAAGTTTAAGAGCGAAGAGGAAGCGAAACAAGTAACGTCCAAGAGTGATATTTTGGTCTTCTTTGACTGTGAGATCTTTCCAAACTTGTTTCTTGTGAACTGGAAGAAAGCCGGAAAAGATCAGAAAGTTGTTAGGATGATTAACCCTAGTTCTGCTGATATTCAGGACCTCTTGCAATATAGACTGGTTGGATTTAATAACCGCCGTTACGACAATCATATGCTCTATGCAAGAATCCTTGGCTACACGGAGTACCAACTCTATGAATTTTCCCAAGAAATTATTAACACCCCGAAAGGCGAAAGTCGGCAGATATTGTTCAAAGAAGCGTATAACATTTCCTACACAGACGTTTATGACTTCTGCTCGAAGAAGCAATCTCTGAAGAAATGGGAAATCGAGCTGGGAATTCATCACAAAGAGCTTGGGCTTCCTTGGGATCAACCCGTTCCGAAAGAACGCTGGGAAGAAGTTGCTGCATACTGCGATAACGACGTCCTCGCTACAGAAGCAGTCTGGAATGCTCGTCAAGCAGACTTTGTGGCAAGAGAGATTCAGGTAGAACTCGTTAAGAAGTTACACGGTATTACAAATGTCAGTGTCAACAATACCACAAACGAACTTTCTACTCTGATTATATTTGGCAGTAACAAGACACCCCAAAGTGAGTTTAACTACCGTGATCTTTCTAAACCAGTTGGAAGCGATCAGTATTTTGAGTATAAGCGTAAATTCGGTTCCGATTACGAATTCCACGTTTTTGATCAAAATGGTCTTCCTACTTTTAAGAAGTATAACGGTGAAGACTTACCTGAAGGATATTCTATTCTGCCGTTCTTCCCTGGATACGAGTTTAAGAGAGGCGTTAGCACTTATCTTGGAGAAACGATCGGAGAAGGCGGAAAAGTATATTCTGAGCCTGGAATGTACGTAAATGTGTGGGATGGTGACGTAAGTTCCCAACATCCGAGTTCTATTGAAGCGGAGTGTTTGTTCGGCCCAAAGTATACAAAAGCTTTCTCAGAAGTTAAGCAAGCTCGTGTCGCAATCAAACATAAGGACTTTGAGCATGCAGCAACACTTCTGGATGGTGCTTTGGCTCCGTTTTTAAACGAAAGCCAAGCGAAAGATCTTGCGCAAGCTCTAAAGATCGTTATCAACTCGATTTACGGTTTGACTAGTGCTAAGTTCCCGAATGCTTTCAGAGATCCCAGGAATGTAGATAACATTGTTGCAAAACGTGGTGCACTCTTTATGACACTTCTTAAGTCTCAGGTTCAAAAGCTCGGTTATCAGGTTTGCCATATTAAGACTGACTCGATCAAGATTCCGAACGCAACTCCTGAAATTAAGGAATTTGTAACAAGATTTGGTTATGAGTACGGCTACGAATTTGAGACAGAAGCAGAGTATGTAAAATACTGTCTTGTAAATGATGCTGTCTACATCGCCAAAGACAAAGAAGGAAAATGGACTGCTGTCGGTACTCAATTCCAGATTCCTTATGTTTATAAGACTCTCTTCTCGAAAGAACCGATCGAATTCGATGATATTTGCGAGACAAAGACTGTGACTTCTGCTTTGTATCTGGATATGAACGAGGATCTTCCGGATGTAACTGACCTCGAAGTGCAAAGGGAGAAGGCATTTAAGAAAGATCCTAATTACGATCCGACAGAGATTGACTTGGAGATCGCAAAAGGTCACAATTATATTTTCGTCGGACGGGTTGGGTCTTTCTGTCCTATGAAACCTGGATCTGGTGGCGGATGGCTCTGCAGAGAAGCCGTTGACAATAAGACTGGAAATAAGAAATACGTTTCTGCAACTGGAGCAAAAGGCTATCGATGGATGGAATCCGAAATGGTCAGAGAGCTTAATAAACAGGATTCTATTGATATTTCTTACTATCGCAGGCTTGTCGATGAGGCGGTTGAAACTATCTCTCAGTACGGAGACTTCGAGTGGTTTACTTCTGATGATATGGGAACGAGTCCTATAGATGAATCTTTGGAGCCGGCAAGTGTCCCTTTTGACGTACGGTGAAGAAAGGAGGATTGATATTTTGAAGGCAAATGAATACGCTCAGCTTCTTGTTGAATACACAAAAGAAGTTGGGAAATTCTTGCAAGAACATGCAGAAGATATTGTTCCGGATACGCCTCTTATCAGCGATTTTTCTCTTGACATCACATTTGATCAAGAGTGCGGATCTTGGCCCAAACTGGATGTTAGCACTACAGTATTTCCTGGTCATTTTGAAAGATTTAATGAACTCACTGAAATCGTTAAAAACAAATTTGAAAAGGAGAACTAATTATGGCACGTCGTGTAGCACCTTTGACTATTCGTAACGCACAGATCATCTTTAAGAACTTTTCTGGTAAGCCGGATCGTTACCATCCGAAAGGGGATAGTCGGTCTTTCTGCGTGATTATCTCTGACCCTGAGGTAGCGCAAGAAATGGCGAACGATGGCTGGAACATTCGCGCGCTTCGACCTAGGGAAGACGCCGAGGACGATGGTCCTGTGTCTTATATTTCTGTTAAGGTGAGCTATGATAATTACCCTCCGAACATCTACATGATCTCGGGTCATCGCAAGACTCTTTTGAATGAGGATACTGTTGGCGAACTGGATCATTGCCGGTTTATTAAGGCAGATGTTCGCATCTCCCCTTACACTTATATCGACCGTGAAACTGGTGATGAACGTCTGGCGGCTTATTGTCGTGACTTGTACGCAACCGTTGAAGTGGATGAACTGGCAGAGGAGTATGCTGATTATGAATGAGATGAATACGCAGATGGACTACTACAAGAGCAAAGAAACTGGCCGAATCCTTTTGCGTCAAGACCTTGAGATTGCAAAAGAGATCTACGGTGATATGGCCGATATGGATATTTTCGAGAAGATCGATCCGCCAAGTGTGATCGACTGCATTACCCATGCACGAAACTTCGTGGCCGTTTATCGATATCGCGAGATGAATAATTGCTCTCTTCCTCAGGCAAAAGATGCCATTAGGAAGATGAAATACGACATGCGTAAAGCAAACCGCAAGAAGCAGTAATCTTGGGGTTCTGGGCTCTTAGGATTTTGGGCGCCTAAGGGCCTTTTATGGGCCTATAGTTCAATTTGGTTAGAACGTCTGCCTCATAAGCGGAGAGTTGTGGGTTCGAGTCCCTCTAGGCTCACTTATATTTTTAATAAGGAGGAAGCCTCAATGAATTATTGCGATACTTGCGACGATCTTGACTATATTGGAGAACTTGATAGAAGTGAGATCTGGTACTGTAAACGTCATCATACTATGCTGAGCTCTTACAATAAGCATACGGACGGTAAGTTTGATATTTTGGTAATCGAGCAATGCGAGGCCTGCAAGAAAGAGGGTGGTAAAGACGCTAAAACTAAAGGACTTTCAGATGGAGGCAATTGAGAAACTTCATACTGGATGCATTCTAAATGGCGGAGTCGGATCGGGAAAAAGTCTAACCGCTATTGGATATTATTATTTGCAAAATGGAGGAAGCAAGGAGTTTATTCTCGGCGGAAGATACAAGAAAATGAAGAGTCCAAAAGACCTTTATATTTTAACTACTGCTCTAAAAAGAGACAAACAAGAATGGGACAAAGAGCTTGCAAAATTCTTGATCTCAAAAATCCCGGGGGAAAACTTTTACAAAAACACTGTGGTTATTGACTCTTGGAATAACATCAAAAAATACGTGAACATCACTGGAGCTTTCTTTATATTTGATGAGGATCATGTGACAGGCTACGGTGCTTGGGTTAAGGCTTTTCTAAAAATAGCAAAAAAGAACGACTGGATCATTCTAAGCGCAACTCCTGGAGATAAATGGGAAGACTATATTCCAGTGTTTATAGCAAACGGATTTTATAGAAACAAAACAGAATTTTCAGATGAACATCTAGTCTATGACTATAGAGTGAAATTTCCAAAGATTAAAAAGTATCTAAACGTAGGAAGACTCGTCCGATTAAGGAAACGGATTTTGGTCGACATGGACTTTGAAAGGCCCACCGTTCCTCATCATGAAAGCGTATTTGTTCGATATGATGTTGATGAGTATAAGTATGTGATGAGATATCGATGGAATAAATTCAAAAACCAACCAATTACATCTGCTAGCGATCTTTGCTATACACTAAGAAAAATTGTAAACTCTGATATTTCAAGGCAAATTGCTCTCTTAGAGATTTTCGAAGATCATCCTAAAATGATTATTTTCTATAATTTCGACTACGAACTTGATATTTTAAAAGGAACTTTTGAGAAGATCGACGAAGTGGAAGTCGGAGAATGGAATGGCCACGCACATAACCCCGTTCCATCTTCTAGTTCTTGGGTATATTTGGTTCAGTACAATGCTGGAGCAGAGGGATGGAACTGTATAACGACCGACACGATCGTATTCTACTCTCAAAACTATTCTTATAAAACGCTAATGCAAGCTTGTGGAAGAATCGATCGAATGAACACACCGTTTATCGATTTATATTACTACCATTTGAGGTCTAGATCAGGAATCGATCTCGGAATCTATCAGGCACTTTCCAAGAAGAAGGACTTCAACGAAGGAAGGTTCGCGAAAAACGCATGATGTATTACGAAGAGGAGAGTCTTTGTAGGCTCTCTTTTTCTTTTATATTTTGGAAAGGAGAAAAACTTCATGTTCGTTACCGTTGAATTCTGGAGTATTGTTCAGGCGGTTTGTCTATCGTTTGGACTTGGTGTTGCAGTCGGGGTAGGGCTTATTGTTTTTGTCAGCCTTCGATTTGCTAAAAAGAAAGGAGAAACAAAATGAAAGCAAAAGAGTACGTCGAAAAGTATTGTGACAAGATTGCGTCTGGTGACGATTCCGCAATGAGAGAGCTGTTTTTGGATCTTTCTCAGGAAGTCGTCTCTCTTTGCAAATCTCGAAATGTCCGGTTTGCAAAAGGTCAGATCTCGGTAATCAAAGAAGTCAATGAGAAATGGAACGCAATTGCAAGAAAGATGAAGAAAGAAAAAGGAGAGGATATTCTTCGCGAAGATGGTTTTATTCTTCTCTGGAGACAAAGACTGCCTGAACTTTCGATGGTCGAAAAATCTATCGCCGATGAGAATCTTCGGGTTCTTCAGTAAATACGCCTCACTGGCGTTCAGCAAAGAAAGGAGAAATTATTATGTACGCTGTCACTGGTAAGTTTTTGGGTAAGTTCCCGGTCTTTTTCAAGGAGGAAATCACGAAGGATCATACGCGTAATATCACTCCTCGTGCAGATATCGAAGAAGCAAGTCTTTATTCTGCTCTTAAAGATGCGAAAGATTTGGCTTCTGAGCTTTCTACTTACCTTTCCATTCACAAAGAGTTTGGCGATTACCGTGATATTCACGTTATCAAAGTGAAGGTTACGGTAGTTGAGAACTGGACGGAGGAAAATGACCATGAAACCAAGCGTGATATTTGAAATGCGGTGCACAAAATGTGAGAAGAAGTTTATCTCAAAAATCCAAAAACTTGCGCCTTGCCCTTATTGTGGGAAACTAAACGATAACGTGACAAGAGTCGTTTTTGATTATATAGAAAAAGATGGTCATGTTTACGTCGACGCTCTCACTGGCAAATTCTTAAAACCAAAAACGGGCCCTAAAAAGATGAGGAGTTAAGTATGGATATTTTGGAAGTTTTGTTTGCATTCGTGGTGATCTGTCTTACGGCCTGCGCTGGATTTCTCTTCGTTCTCTTTATATTCTTAATTGTGGCGATCATTAGAGATGAGGTGAAATACTATGACAAAAAGTAAATACTACTATGTCATGGCGAAGTTTCAAGACGGGCCTAGATTTGTAGCCAAGGCTTTGTTAGCTCATGATATTTTCACAAATTCCATCTTCACCGACAATTACCACGATGCTTATGTGGCAAAAGATCGATCCGATGCGATTGCCATGAGAAATAAGATGGAAGTATCGAACTACACCTACTTTGATCCTATTGGCAAAATGCGCTACACAGTCAAATGGGATATTGTCGAAAGGGAGGTAAATGTCAGTGACTCGGTATATCGTAAAACTCTATGATGAACTGCACCACCATAACGTTCGATGGCTTTATGCACACAGAAATGGACAGTGGTATAAAGACGTTGAGACAATTGATGGCGCAACCAGGTTTTATACAGAAGAGCAAGCTGAGGAATACGTTAGCAAGATTAGAAAGAATCCAGGCTACATGTTCTTCTTTCCTGAAGTCATTAAGATTGATGATAATGTCTTAAGCCCCACAAAAGAAACCTATGAGAATTTACCAAGAAAAGTTTGATATTTCGGAGGTTAGCACGATGGAAACAATTGAAAAAGAAGTATATTTTGGCAAATACTGCTCTACTTGCAAACACGAGAAAGTTTCTGAGCAGGAGGATCCTTGTTATAACTGTCTAAACCAATTTACAAACACCTATTCGCATAAGCCGATTAACTGGGAGGAGAAAGAGTAATGTCAAAAGATTTTGGTGAATTTTACTCGAATCTTAATTGTGGGATGAAGGTTGGAAAGATGAAAAAAGAGAAAGGCGTAAGAAGCGCTTATTCTGTTCTTCCTGAATTCCTTGAAAACGATTTGGCGGCCATTAATGCTAAATCGGAGAATGTTTTCGGCCTCTACCCGAAGCACATCTATTACTACGATAATAACTATACCACTGTTCTTTGGAATGATGGCACGAAGACTACCGTAAAGCTTTCTGATGATGATATTTACGATGAATACTCGGCATTCTGTGCGGCTTTGGCAAAACGGATCTATGGTTCTAACTCTAGAATCAAGAAGATCATCCAAGCTCAAGGCAGACTCCCTCTTTCGAAAGAAGAAAAGAAAGCTAGAAAGAAGGAGCGAAAAGAACGGGATGAAATGAAGTCGGCTTCCACTGCCTTGAAAAATCTGAATGATGTGTTGCGTTCTTTCTTTAAAGATGAGGAGGAATGAATGATGTACTCGGCAAAACGAAAAAAGATCGAATGGCTCACAGAAGAGCTCAAGAAGGAGGCTAACGAAAAGAAAACTATTCAGATTGATATTCGGACAACTCAGAAGTACAAAGGTCTTTCCATAGGAGTTTGGGAGGATGCTCTTAGTATGCTCGAAGCCAATGGGTATAGAGTTAGCTATGATCCAATTAAGAAAACTGCTGAGATTATGGCAGTATGAGTCATAAAGTAGCGATTCGAATCAAAGGAATGTGGGAGACTGTTTCTGAAAGCGAAGGAAAGCCTACGAAGCTTATACTTAATTTTAGAATGGTCTGCCCTTCCTTTGATATTTTTAAAAAAGCTTTAAAGGAGCTCGAAGCAGATGGGTTTAAAGTAAAGGAGACACTTACAGGAGATTTCCTAGTGATGAAAGGAGAATAATTATGATTTTTACTCGTGGTATGATTTTTGAAAGGCCTTTATTTGATGGCGTTCAAAGACTTTATCGTTTTGATAACGGATACGGAGCAATTGTTACAAGACATCTAGGTTCTTACGGAGGCCCTAGAGGTCTTTGGGAAGTCGCAGTTATCGTATGGAACTCGGTCAATAATGGCTGGGATCTTTGCTACTCTACTCCGATTACCGATGATGTGATTGAATATTTGGAAGAGGATCAGGTTAATACTGTTCTTTCTTTTATCGAGAAACTCAACGGGTCTGGAGAGTTTAATAACGATGAAGACGCCCGAGCATGGGAAAAGTTTTCTGATGAGCTGTGAAAGGAGAAAAAAATGAAACTTCGAATCATGCATCTTTTGACTTGGTATGCAAATCAGATCGAGATGGCTTGTGAGTATTACCACGAACCGAATGATATTTACGAAGAAATTAAGATCGCAAGAAAGCGGCTTTTTGAAGCGCTCAAGGATGAGATTGATTTTAATGATTTAAGCAAAGAAGAAGCGATCGAACTCAGGTTCTGCAAATGGAGTGAAGAGAATCCAAGTTTGTATCTGATTCCCATTTGGCTTTTGCCTATTCTACCCATTGGAACAAAACTGACCTCTATTAACGGTGATGAGATCGTGTACGATGGGAAAAACGTTGATAACGACGTTCGATTTGGCTGCCTTGCTTACGGTGTTCGAGTGAAGCTGGATAAGAAAGGAGAAGAAAAATGAAAGAGATTTATGTTGTTACATCCGGAGAATATTCGGATTACGGCATTGTTAAGATATTTGAGAATATTGAAGATGCGGAACAGTTCTGCGCTATTCATAATGACAATATGAAACCGCATGATGATGGTTACTGTCTAGAAATCTATCCTCTTTCTGATTATGGTGAAGAAGAGAAAATTCAAACGTATAAGGCACTTTCCTGTCAAGTTATTGAGTATAGCGACACAATCCCCTCAACTGTGAAGATCATAGATATCGAGACAAAATTTTCCAAAAAGCCATTCAATAAATCTATAAAATGCGTAGATTCTTGGTATGGAGCATGTGAATATTCCGGTGTTATTCCTGTAAATAAAACCTACGATATTTATGAGCAACGAGAAATCGTGGAAAAGATTATCCGAGACGAATTCTACAAATGTAAAGCAGAAAAGGAGGGGATTTAAAGATGAGTGTTCAATTCTTTGCTCCGAATGAAAAAGTCAAGCTTATCGACGAGCTGAATATCTGCGGATGTGGAAATCCGAAAATGGTTTATAGACTCATTCATGTAGTCATGAAAGATATTCTCAAATCCAGTGTTAAGGTGGATGACTATGTTGGATATTATGACTACATGATCTATCAGCTGAATGTGCGGGGATTTCTTGAGCATGGGTATAGCATCTATGGCTCTTGGGTCACTGAAAGGGGTAAGAAACTCATTGAGGCCTTGGATGAAATGGCTAAGTATGATTACGAGTATGAGGACTTTTTTGAGGCAAATTTGGCTCCTGGCGATACGGAAGGAGAAAACGATGATTAAGTTTGAAAATACAGTAACCCCATCTCCCGAGCAATGGAAAGCTGTAATTTTTGGCATGCGAAACCCGTATAATTCGTGGAATAATAGCGATAGTCTATTTCTTGGCTCGGATGGAGATATGTACGATATTAATGGAAACCATACGCCTTTTTATGGTGATGATAATGGGTATGAGTGGTCTATTGGGCCAAAGGACCTCGATCTCATGAACCGTCTTCGTAACTCTGGAACCGATCATCGCAAATTCATGAGAATGATTACAGTAATGGTTACAATTACGGCCCCTTTGTACTGGTGGAAGGAATTTGACACTTACAAGATAGCAACAGTCTCTAATTCTTGCTCGACGATGCATAAGATTCATGCTAAAGAATTTACACTGGAGGATTTTTCGACTGACCATCTCATTGACTACGAGTTATATTCTTGCGATGAAGTCGATGTTCCTTCTTTCGACGGCAGCGAAATGACGGCCTGTGGGGGATTGCAATACATGCAATTTACTATTGGCATTCTTAATTTCTATCGAGAAAAGTATCTCGAAACCAAAGACAAGAAATACTGGTGGCAGATGATCCAGTTGCTGCCCTCCTCTTACAATCAGAAGCGGACGGTTATGCTCAATTACGAGGTTCTGGCAAACATTTATAAGTCCCGTAAGAATCATAGGCTTGATGAATGGGCTGCGCATAGTTCAAGTATTCCTGATTCGACCAGCCAGACTTTATATTCTGAAGATCTTCCTTTCGGTTTCTGCGACTGGATCAAAACTCTCCCTTATTCCGAGCTAATCACCGGAGAACATTTTTTGACACACGATGAAATTATGGAAAAGCTTGATAAATGGGCTAAAGATGCTGAGCGTGAGGTGTGAAAATGGGTAGAGTGAGCATTGAACTCGACGGGTTTGATTTAGAAAAGCTGATTATAGGGGAAACTCTTAAGTTCTCTGTTCACATTAGCCCGGTCGATCAGATCACCATAGAGACGACTCCGAATGCTATTTCGAATCTAAAGTCACTTATTTATCACTCTACTTCGATTTCTCGTGAGGAAATTAGAGATGATACGGCTAGCATGCTTAAAAGAAAATTGATACTTAATCCCAAAAGTATTACAGACATTGAAACCATAGGTCAAATACTTAAGGACGAGGAGTGATATTTCATGGAATATTTGGACTGATGGTATTCACTGGTGACTACAGTATTTCTACAACATTACCACCAATCCGAATACGAGTACGCCTGAAAAAAGGGTCACCTTCCCGATTCGTGAGGTTCATGCGATTTTTGAGTACCATAACGAGGAGTGATATTTCTCACGCAAATTTAGCAAGGTCTTTAATGAAGGAAACTTCAATTAATTTCTTGAAAGGAGAATCTACTATGAGTGAAGTGAGGAATATGACGAGAAAGTATATCGACATTGGACGTGTGCATAGGCTTCTCAAAGAAGGAAAATCCGAAGCGGAAGTATACGAAGACTTTGAAACTCGATACAACCGGCGTAAGGAGAATCCTTGGTGGGGAGACAAAGCGCCTGATGTCGCATTCTCGCATATTCTCGAAATCATCAAAAAAGCAGAGGAGAAAAAGAAAGAAATAAAGTGACTTTTAAAGAGGAGACTCTGTGGAAACATGGAGTCTTTCTCTTTTTTTCTGCAAGAAAAGGAGCGAAGTCATATGTGGCTTTATATTTGTATAGGGCTTTTGGTTGTGGTATTGGTCTGGGTCGTGTATGATACTGGGCATAATATGAAAGGAGAATGATATTTTATGCAAGCTCCTTACTATCCATACTATAACAGTTGGTATCCAATAACCTCGTGCTGTTCTGATATGTGTCAAGCCTCACAGGATTCAATTTTAAGAATGCAACAGAGTATTCAGCAAGCACAAATAGACGCATCGTTAAGAATGCAGAAAAGTAAACTAAATTCTTATATTGCAACCAACTTTAATCAGCTTAATTATAGTATTGATACTACGCTTTACTATGCTGATAACGTTCCTTACTTCGGACTTAATGAGGATTTAGTGGTTAAAACGCCAAAGAAAAAGAAGCTTACGATTTATGATCTTGCAAGGCTTATATTCCCAGATGATCCGATTCGTGACTATGTGGAAAAGAAAGTGGTTGAAATCGAAGAAAGGTATAGGTGGATCGATGAGTTTTACTAAGTCTTATAATTGCGAAGGATATCCGACTCTTTACATGAATAACGATTTACGAACGGCTATCACTATTTTTGAATACGACAAAAATACTCGCATTCTTTATTTCTTTATCCCGGGAGAATGTGGGGCTTATGAATGTCAAGTTGACGTTAATTATTTCAAGAAAATTTCCGGAGAAGGAAGAGATATTTCTGATACTTTTGAGTATATTACTCTTCCTGCGGGTAAAACGTGGGAAGATTATGCGTATAAAGATAATGTCAATCATCCCTCTCATTATAATCAAGGCGGGATGGAAGTCTGGGACGTAATTAAGGCATTTACTTCTGATCTATCTGGTGCTGAGGCTTTCTATGCTGGAAATGTCATTAAGTATGTTCTTCGCTGGAATCATAAGAATGGAATTGAAGATCTCGAGAAAGCGAAAGTGTATATCGATAAACTGATTGAATCTAGAAAGGGAGAATAAGTATGAGTCATAAAATTAAACTTATTACTGGTGATGACCGGCTCAGAGTAGAAAATACTATGAATCGGTTTATTAAAGAGGTTGGAGATAACAATATCGATTATATTGAATTTTCGACAGCGACTAAAAATAATGGGCCTAATCATCCTACTGTGCTTATTTACAGCTGCATGGTCTATTATTATAAGGAGGAGGAATGATATTTGATGAGAGAAGAATTTCTCTACTTGTGCGATAGAAACGCGTGCGAGATTTGTTATCGCGAATGCTATCATACCTCAGACTTAAACCACGCTCTTAACTTTACCCATGAACCTACAGAAGAAGAGAAACGAGATCGATTTATGCTTATTAAATCGGATCCTGTGAATCTTGTAAATGGATATTTTGAAAGGATGGACTATACAAAATGAACCTAATTGAAGAAATTGCACGCTCGTCGAGTGAAGCTAGTCTTTATGAAATGTTAGCTGAAGAAGCGGCGGAACTCTCTAGTGCAGCTAGTAAGTATGCAAGGTTTTTGCGTGGTGAGCAACCGGTTAAGGAAGGGCTTACAAAAGAAATTTTGCTTGAGCATGTAATTGAGGAATATGCCGATGTGGATGTTAGTATGACGGTAGCTGCTGCAAAAACTGAAGATGAATTCCAAGCACCTTTTGTATGGAACAAAGTCAACCATATGGTAATAAAAAAGATTGAAAGATGGCGTGATAGATTGGAGGTTAAAGAATGAACACTGTAATTTTGGTTATTATATTTTCGCTGGCTCTCGGCTTTGTCTTTTTGCTCGGATACTCGGTTGGATTTCGGTCTGGGATGATGCACTGTTTTGCTAACATCATGACGATTGGTGAAATAGTAGGGAAGAAGAAAAATAGTGAGAATAAAACCCTCGCAGAAAATGCAGGCTCTTTTACGGAAACCGAGAGGTTTACTACACAAAAAGGAGAATGATATTTATGAAAGAGAAAGTTAAGAAGTTCTGGGAAGAGAATAAAGCGCTCATCATTACCGTTGGTGGCGTTGCCGTTGGTTCTTCTGCGATCTTTCTGGCTGGATATTTGGAAGGTAGAGACTCCGTGCTCAGAAATGTTGATCTCAACCTTCTTGAGGTTATCAACAACGCTGAGAAGCTTGGAGCTCAGTCGTACCATTACAACCTAAACCAGGAAGGATTCGCGATCGAGGACTTTGGCAAGGTCGGACAGGAGATGATCGATGTGCTTGGTCTTGATCCCAAACGCGAGGTTCTTGGATGTATCGTTTTTGATCGAGATAAAGTGTAAATCTTAAGGCTTAGAACGAGGGTCCCTGAGAAATCAGGGGCTCTTTTTCTTTTAATTTCTGGTTGCATACGCGCATATTTTTATGCTAGCTTGCAACTAAACTGAGTAAAAAATATGCTAGCGTGCAACCGATATTTTTGAGTTTGGTTGCAAGCGCGCATGAATTTTTTTGAAAATATGCTAGCTTGCAACCGAGCGATTTTTTTTTGACGATATATCGTTGAAAATTTTGCCGGTTGCAAGCTAGCATATTACTATATATTACATAAAGAAAAATAGTAAAAATATATATAGTAATAAAAGGCCATTATGCTAGCGTGCAACCAAAATTTTATGCTAGCTTGCAACCGGCTTTAGAAAGGATATTTTTATGCAAATTAACAGGCTTCAAAGTGAACAAGAATGGGTAGAAATGTTTGCAGATAATTTACGAGACGCAATGAGAGAAAGAGGATATAATCAAGAAGAACTTTCTGCTTATGCAGGAGTTCCTCAGTCTTCTATCAATCGATATCTAAAAGCAAAAAGCGTGCCGTCCTTACACTGTCTCATGATGATATGCGTCGAGATGGGGCTTGGCGTAGAAGAGATGGGAAACTTCGATAAATTCGTAGTATGAAAGGAGAATGATATTTATGCATAACTATAATCGTCCTTTGTGGAAAGCTTGGTTTGTAAGAAACTTGAGAGAGATTATGAATGAACGAGGACTCACAGAGAAAGAACTAGCAAGAATGTGCTATTTGTCAAAGTCAACAATTAATCGTATCATCAGAGGATATTCTACGCCCACAGTAAAAACCGTAGTCAATCTTTCTAATGGCCTTGGCATTCCTATGGACAAGCTTTTGTTCTATAAAGGAATGTTTAGACACGAATGATATTTTAAGTGCCAGAAACGAGCCAATAGACCGCTCCAGGTCCGCGAAAAAAACATGCTCTTTTATGAAGAGGAGAGGGAAATACTATGTGTCATTTTTATAGGCATATTTATTCCCTTTTCTTTTGTTTTCTTTGTGGAAGGAGAACAAACATGCGTAGTTCGAGACTTGAGAGTGGTTTTCAGGATAGACTAAAAAGAAAAATTGAAGACATGCTTCCTGGCTGCATGATATTTAAACTCGACTGCTATCAGGGTCTTCCAGATCTATTGGTTCTATACGAAGATACCTGGTTTTCATTAGAGTGCAAAAAATCAGCAGATGCGCATCATCAGCCAAACCAGGATTATTATGTTAGTCTCATGGATGAAATGAGCTTTTCTAGATTTGTCTATCCTGAAAACGAAGAGGAGGTTTTGAATGAAATTTTTCAGGCATTCGGATCTTGCGGGGAAACATGCTATCCTCGGAGCTAGTCAGTATCATTGGATTAACTATGACCCTGAAAAGATTGCGCAAAAGTATAAGAGCTATATCGCAACTTTGAAAGGAACTGAGATTCATGATTTTGCTGCAAGATGCATTAAGCTTAAGCAGAAACTTCCAAAGTCCAAAAAGACACTGAATCAGTATGTTAATGATGCAATTGGTTTTGGCATGACTCCAGAACAGCCTTTGTTTTATAGTGAAAACTGTTTTGGTACAACTGATGCAATTAGCTTTCGGAATGATATTTTGAGAATTCATGATCTCAAATCTGGTGTAATTCCAGCACATATGGAACAGCTTATGATTTACGCTGCCCTGTTTTGCCTGGAATATAGAGTCAAGCCTCAAAAGATTCAGATCATTCTTCGTATTTATCAAAACGATGAGTACGTTGAATATACTCCGAATCCTTTAGAGGTGAAGGATATTATGGATAAGATTGTTGAGTCCGACAAAATCATAGCTAACTTAAAGTCCGAGGAGGAATGATCCCCATGAATACGATAGTGGAAGACTATCTGATGCACTACGGTGTCAAACGACGTTCTGGCCGCTATCCTTGGGGAAGCGGTAAAGAGCCTTATCAGCATTCTGGTGACTTTCTTTCTAGAGTCGAAGAGCTCAAGAAGCAAGGAATGTCGGAGAAGGATATTTGCGATACACTTGGTATGACAACTACAGATTACAGAATGCAGTATCGTCGCGCTAGACATGAGCGCAGAAATCTTTTAGTTGCAAGAGCTCAGTCTCTTAGAGAAGATGGTAAGAGCTTAAATGAGATCGCTAGAGAACTCGGCTTTGAGAACGACTCTTCTGTTAGAAGCCTTTTGAATGAGAATACTCAAGCTAGGAAGAATCGTGCAGAAGAGACCGCCGAGATTTTGAAGAAAGAGCTTGCTGAAAAAGGTACTCTGGATGTTGGCGCTGGCGTAGAACTAGAACTTGGCGTATCCAGGCAGACCTTGCAAGAGGCTCTTTTTATCTTAGAGACAGAAGGATATTCTCATTTTGGCATTGGTATTGGCCAGGTTACAAATAAAGGCCAGCAAACTACCTATGAGCTGATCTCTAGCGATAAGCGTCCGATCAAGGAGCAGCAGAAGGATATTTATGCAGACCCCTCGATTATTAAGTCTGTTGAAGACTACCATTCTACTGATGGTGGAAAGACCTTTAATAAAAGAGAGTATCCCGCAAGCATCAGTTCTGATAGAATCGGAATTGTCTATGGCGATCAAGGTGGCGTCGATAAGGATGGTGTTATCGAGATTCGCAGAGGTGTTCCTGATTTGAGCTTGGGGAATGCACACTATGCGCAGGTGCGTATTCTCGTTGATGGAACACATTACCTGAAAGGTATGGCTATGTATTCTGACGATCTTCCTGATGGTGTGGACATTTTGTTTAATACAAATAAGCTGTCTGGTACTCCAAAAGGCGATGTCATGAAACCAATCAAGGATGATCCTAAAAATCCGTTTGGTGCATATATCAAAGCAGATGGCCAGTCTTATTATGATGATCCGAATGGTAAATACATTGATCCTGTAACTGGAAAGAGGCAGTCTTTATCCGCCATTAATAAGCTTAGAGAAGAAGGAGATTGGGATAACTATAGTAAAAACCTTTCTTCTCAGTTTCTTTCCAAGCAACCAGTGTCTCTTGTTAGAAGTCAGCTTGATTTGACATATAAAGACTATGAAGATCAGCTGAATGATATTTTGGATCTAAATAATCCGACCGTTAAAAGAAAGCTTCTTGAAGATTTTGCAGATACTTGTGATGGCGCAGCGGTTCATCTTAAGGCAGCGGCTCTTCCAAGGCAGTCTTCTAAGGTTATCTTGCCTGTTCCTGAATTAAAAGATGATGAAGTATACGCTCCTACCTATCGAGATGGTGAAAAGTTAGCCCTTGTTCGTTATCCTCATGGCGGCACATTTGAGATTCCGGTTCTTACTGTTAATAATAAGAACAAAGCTGGTATCAAAGCACTAGGAAAAGATGCTCAGGATGCTATTGGCATTTCTCTTAAGTCTGCTCAAAAGCTTTCTGGTGCCGACTTTGATGGTGATACAGTTATTGCTATCCCTACTGGTGGTAAGGTACAGATCACATCGAAGGATATTTTGGATGACCTTGTAGACTTTGAGCCTAAGATCCAGTATTCTACGGAAGGTAAGACTGGTGTTAGACTGATGAGGAAGAGTGAAGTCCAGAGAGAAATGGGCATTATCTCTAACCTCATTACTGACATGACCGCAAAAGGTGCTCCTGATGGCGAGCTTGCTAAGGCTGTTAAGCACTCAATGGTTGTCATTGATGCCTATAAACATAAGCTGGATTACAAGCAATCGGAGATCGATCAGGACATCGCTACTCTTAAGAAGCGTTGGCAAGGCTACACAGATCCAGATACAGGCGAGACAAAAGGTGGCGCGTCCACTCTGCTCTCTAGAAGGAAACAAACTACGTCTGTTCCTGAAAGAAAAGGCAGTCCTAGGATTGATCCTGAGACTGGCAAGCAAGTGTACAAAGAGAGCGGAAGAACTTATGTCGATGCCAAGACTGGTAAAGTAAAGCAAGCGACAACTAAGGTTCCTAAGATTCTTGAAGTAGATGATGTGCACAGTCTCTCGTCTGGTACTCCTGTTGAAGAAGCCTATGCTGACTATGCTAATAAGATGAAGTCCTTGGCTAATCGCACCAGGAAAGAACTCCTCTCCACCCCTCGTCTCCAAAGAGATCCTGTCGCTGCAAAGACCTATAAGAATGAGGTAGCCTCCCTGGAAGCTAAGCTGAAGGTGGCAGCCAAAAACGCACCCAAAGAACGTCAAGCTAATGCTTTAGCCAAGTCTGTAGTAAATGCACAGATCGAATCCAATCCTGGTATGGATAAGAAAGAGATTCGTAAGCTATCCCAGATGGCCATAGAAGAAGCCCGTGCCTCTGTAGGCGCGTCTGGTAAGGAGTCTAAGATTAATATAACCGACTCCGAATGGAACGCTATCCAGTCTGGTGCTATCAGCGACAACATGCTCTCCCAGATCCTTCGTTATTCTGACTCCGATCGCGTTAGACAACTGGCTACTCCTAGGACAGCTAACAACCTACCCCAGGCAAAAATAAACAGGATCAAGGGAATGAAGGCTAGAGGCTACACAGTTTCTGAAATAGCTGATGCTGTTGGAGTATCTCCCTCTACAGTTAGTGGCTATATTAATGCCTGACAGGAGGTGAGCAATTTGAAAGCCAGTGCTTTAACAACAATCGATAATCCTTTTGATCCTTTTGATCAATTCGATGAATGGTATAACTATGACTGCGATCAAGGTTATAACAGTTGTGCTTATTTAGCAAGAATTGCTCGAACTTCTGATCAACTTTCAGATGAAGAGAACAATCGAATCGTAGACAAAGCTATTGATGAGATTATTCGCTTTGATCTTACAAACAATTACAGAAAAGTTACAAAAGAAGTTGACTAATTGTGCTTACAAAATGATTCAATTAGTTAGATTTGTGATGAAAATAATCAATTTTTTTCATAAATTTTCTGTAATTTTTTATTAATTTTCATTGTCGAAGCCAGACTTCGGCCAGCATTTCTCTTCAAATAGATAGGGGGGGGGTCGCTAAAAATGCACCCCTCCTTGCAT